GTAAAAAATTCAGAGGTGAAACAGGAGTTTGAAATGTTCGCAGACGTTTGGAAGCTATTTAAGCAGCGGCTTCCAGTAGGAAAACCAGATGATGATGAATACTGGGAGGAAACCGTAAATGCAGTTAAGTGTTTCATGATAAAATATCCAGATTCATTCAGCAAGGATATAGCAATGGCGGTGTTGACAGAAATCGAAAGGAGGGGTAAGCGGTGAAGATAAGAACCCAGGATGCAAGGCAATACCTTGAATATGGTGAAATATATACAGAATACAGCCACGATGGTAAAGGGGCAACGGTGTATGTCAGAAGCAGGTTTCATAACGGAGCATTGTTTGTGGGAGTCTATGAGGATATGGCGAGGGCTAAAGGTGTTCTTTATGAGGTGGATTTAGCATATCAAGCCGGGCAGAGGGTCTTTTATATGCCAGCAGAATGAAAATTACATAGCAGTATGATTGTATAGAGCCAGACGCTGAGACGCAGAGCCGTTTAAGGAAGGGCTTTATTTTTTTTACTATAACACAAAGAAAGTAGGTGATAATGTGATTGTTATTGGAATAATGATTTTTGTGGTTATTTGTGAACTGGCGGCGATTTATGAAAAGATGGAGGGTAAAAACAATGAATAAAATAGAAATGGTTGAAACGTGTTTGAGCGGCTGCATGAAGATTCTGGGAGAAACGCAAAATGATTTGCTGGGTGTTGCGGCAGGATGCATGGAGAAGGGAATGGAGTCAATATCCGGGTTTATGCAGAATACGGTGACAGAGGATAAAGCAAGATTAAAGAAAATGATAAACGGAGGTTATAGGAATGGCAAATATTAATTTTGATGATGGATTTGAAACATTTACAATCAATGGGGATTCCAACCGGGTTATAAAGATAAATCCAAAGGATGGAAACATCCTAATCCGATTTGATGAAGCTATGCGGGACTTAAAAAACGAATCGGAACGACTTTCAAGTATCAAAGTTAAGGCAGACGGAAGTCCTGCAGAACAGGCAGGAATATCCCTGGAGGAAAGTACATCCAGACTTGGGGAGTTTAACCAGCTCATCAACGACAAGATGGATTATATATTTAATGCCGATGTAAGACAGGCTGCTTTTGGGAGACAGTCCCCGCTTTCCATTGTTGGCCCGGATAACCGATTTCTATTTGAGATATTTTTAGAGGCGGCATTAGAAGCAGTCCGCGAGAAGCTGGAGGCTGCAACAAAAGAAATGGAATCCCATGCAGGAAAGTATACAGGCCAGTACAAACAGGCAGCAGACAACGGGAGCAAGTACCCATTCCCTGTAAAGTAGGTGTTATATGAGTTCTGATGAAAAAATGATTGAAGCAATAAAGAAGATTTTGTCCAGGGGAAATACGGCAGAAATAAAAAAGCGAAAAAATGATGTGATTATCCTGGAGGTAGAAAAGAAAATTACATATCAAACTAATAGATAGAGTGGTATCTATTAAAGGCTAAATGGAGCCGGGAATTTTGCGATATATGCAAGATTCCCGGCTTTTTCTGTCTCTTAGGAAGTGAGGAACTGGGATATTGAAAGCAGATGGAAATATTGTTATTGATACAAAAATCAATTCAGATGGGATGCAGCGTGGTATATCAGAAATTAAAGGCTCCATGACAAAGCTGGGTGGCATAGTGAAAGGCATCGGTAAGGCCATTATTACCGCTTTTGCGATAAAGCAGATTGTGCAGTTCGGTAAAGAATGTTTGGAACTGGGGTCCGATTTGGCAGAGGTACAAAACGTTGTAGATGTGACTTTTCCCAGCATGACAAAACAGGTGGATGATTTCGCAAAGGCGGCGGCTGATTCCTTTGGGCTTTCTGAGACGATGGCGAAAAAATATGTCGGTACGTTCGGAGCAATGTCTAAATCTTTTGGTTATTCAGAAAGCGCGGCCTATGATATGGCTACGGCATTAACCGGGTTAACGGGTGATGTCGCAAGTTTCTATAATCTGTCGCAGGAAGAAGCATATACAAAATTGAAATCCGTGTTCACGGGCGAGACGGAATCGCTTAAGGAATTAGGCGTTGTCATGACGCAAAGTGCATTAGACCAATATGCCCTTGCAAATGGTTTCGGAAAAACCACTAATAAAATGACGGAGCAGGAAAAGGTTGCCTTACGCTTGCAATTTGTACAGAACCAGCTTTCAGCGGCAAGCGGTGATTTTGCCCGCACATCGGATTCATGGGCCAATCAGGTAAGGATTTTTCAGTTAAGGATGCAGTCTTTAAAGGCTACGATTGGACAAGGGCTTATAAACCTGTTTACGCCTATTATAAAGGCCATAAATGTATTCCTTGAACGGTTGTCAACAGCAACCACGGCATTTAAGAATTTCACGGAAACGGTAATGGGTAAGAAGTCTGTAAATAGCGGAGCTGCACAAGCGGCTGGTGAAATGGCAGAGGTACAGGCTGGATATGAGGGCGCGGCTGATGGTGCGGAGGGCTTTGCAGATGGAGTAAAGGACGCGGGCAAACAGGTAAAGAAATCATTAGCACCCTTTGATAACCTGATACAGATTCGGCGTGATGCAGAGGAAGGTTCTGAAAATACAGGAGATAGCAGTATAATGCCGCCGGGCCTGTCCCCTGATGAACAGCAGACGGAATCACCGTTTTTAAATAATGTCATGGAAACCTTGGAGGCAATCAAACAAAGGCTAATTGAGATAGGGGGAATCTTTCAATCGGGGTTCTGGCAAGGGCTGGGGGATTACAAACCTGTCCTGGATTCAATAAAGACAAGCAAGTATTGGCGATAGTCTGAAAGATATTTTTACGGACCAGGGCGTTATGTCGGCCTTTAATACCATGTTGGATACTATTTCCTACAACCTGGGAAGAACTGCCGGGGCGTTTTCCGGTGTTGGACTGACAATAGCTGATAATCTGACAGGGGGAATAGCATTATATCTTGAAAGTGCAAAAGACAGAATCAAGGGTTATCTGATAAGTATGTTTGATATCACATCAGAAATCAGTACCATAGGCGCTGATTTTGCGGTGGCGATAGCGGATATTTTTTCAGTGTTTAGAAGCGATACGGCAAAGCAAATCACGGCTGATATTATAGCAATCTATGTAGATATATTCATGGGAATTACTGAATTGTCAGCAAAGTTGTTCAGAGATGTGTTGGACACGATTCTTACCCCGTTTGTAGAGAACAAAGATAAGATAAAAGAAGCACTTACAAATACGATGGAGCCAATAAAAACCGTCCTTGATTCTATTCACAGGGCATAACTGAGACGTTCGAGAATTTAAACAAGATGTATGACGAGCATATTGCTCCGCTGTTTGAATCTATTAAGAATGGGCTAACTGAAATCCTGGGGAATCTACTGGATGGTTATAACAAGTACATTGCCCCAACCCTTCAAAAACTGGCAGATAAATTCTCAGAAGTATATGAAGGTACGATACAGCCGCTTATTAATAAAATCATTGAGCTGATAGGGAAAGTTGCAGATTTAATCAAGGTAATATGGGATGAATATTTAAAGCCTTTACTTAGTTGGATATCTTCCAACATACTGCCCGTTGTTGCCCCTATACTGGAGACAATAGGCACGTACCTGCTTAACCTGATTGACACGGCGGCATCTGTTTTGGACGGGCTGATAACGGCCTTTTCTGGAATTATAGATTTCCTGACAGGTGTATTTTCTGGAGATTGGGAAAAAGCATGGGAAGGTATCAAGGAAATATTTGGAGGCGTTATTGATGCAATAATGGGCCTTGTGGAAGGTCTGATAACGTCACTAGGCGATTTTATTAGTGGAGGGTTAGAAAGTATTGGCGCAATCATAAAAACGGCGCTAAACGGCTTTTTAGGGGCGGTAGAGGAAGCATGGAAGCGTATTTCCAGTACCGTCAAGGGATTATGGAATGCTTTAAAAGGAGATGCACAGAACATATTTGAAGGAATCGGACGGGCCATAGAATCAGTGTGGGATTCTGTAATGAATAAGACTACCGAAATATGGAACAGTATTGTGACGGTAATAAAGAATACGATAGCGAAGATTGTTTCAGGTATCGAGGGCATGGTAAATTCGGTGATATCCGGGATAAACAAAATTATCGAAGCAATCAATAGGGTAATGGATAAGGTGGGAATTGCAATACCTACCATTCCTAATTTGAACCTATCAGGCAAAACCAGTTATCCGGCCTCTGCCTATGCAGCAGTACCATATAGAATGCCCCGTCTTGCCACAGGAACCGTAGTACCGCCCAGGGCTGGAGAGTTTGCAGCTATCCTGGGAGATAACAAACGGGAGCCAGAAGTTGTTTCTCCTTTATCCACGATGAAACAGGCATTTAAGGAAGCACTGGCAGAAAGTAATATTTCCAATGGCGCTAGAATTGTTTCAGCAGAAATGGTGCTTGATGGTACAAAGTTTGGTCAGCTTATAGTTAAATTCGGTGATAATGAGAAAAATCGTGTTGGTGTAAGAATGGTAACGGAAGGAAGTGTATAAAAAATCCCGCTGTCGTTTTTAAATGGGTGATGGCAGCGGGAAAGTCACATTGCTTTAATTATATCAGAAGGATGGTGTATAAGCAATGAGGACAAGGGACAAGAGTTTAAGCGATTACGGAATAGATTGCAGCCGGGCGGCTGAATTAGTGGAACTTGCCAGACTGGAAGAAAATAAAGGTAAGCGTCAAATAAGATGGTGGATAGAAAAATAACCACTAACCCTCTATACTAAAAGGGCAGTGGTTATCGGCAA